AACCAAGAAACTTTAACTGAGGAATTTGTTTTTAAACAATTGCCGAGCTTTATAAACTACTTAGCAGAGATATAGGGCTTGACACACCAACTCGACTGTGGTACACTGTCGGGGTTCACTTAACCGAAAGGAGAAATAAAAATGGTAGTAGAAGGTATTGCAAACTGGGCTTCACTCACTCAACCTAATACTAGGTTTGAACCAAAGTATTGTATTGATGTAGTATTAGAAGATGACAAAGCTAATGAACTTAAAGAGCTGGGCTTTACAATTAAAGATAAAGAAGGCGGCCCAACTATTACTTTAACTCGTAAAGTTAATGGACCTAGAGGTACGGTTCGGGAAGCACCCGCACTAATGGACGCACAGAAACAAACATTAAACTGTTTAGTAGGTAATGGTTCTAAAGTTAAGGTGCAAGGACGGCCTTGGGAGATGAATCGTAATGGACAGGACTTCAAAGGTTTGGAGTTACAGGCTGTGCAGGTACTCGACTTGGTACATTATAGTTCTGGTGATGGAGATGAGTTTGTTTCTGAATCAGTTACCGAAGCGGAGGTTGACGAGCTGTGAATCAGGAGACTATAAGCACATACGAACACGAGGGTACAAAGTATGATGCCTCTAAGTTTAATGACGAAGGTAAAACTTTCTTTAACTACATGGTAGAAGTAAATAATGAGGTAAACTCATTAAAGCGGCGAATGGATATACTAAATGCCGCAAGTATTACCTTGAGTAGTAAACTCAAAGGGCTTCTTACCGACGATATGTTAGCACCTGTTAAGGCTGCCGACGAGGGAGAGGACTCTTAAACATATAAACATTCTTAACTAAATCGCCAAAACTAAAGACCTAAGTAAGTCTTGAAACTGCTTTTATTTTTAAAAAAGGAGAGATGAAATTGGCCTTTGTAAAATATCACCAACCCTGCCCCCTGTGTGGTTCAAGTGACGCAGCAAGTTTGAATGAGGATGGTAGCGCATATTGTTTTTCTTGTGACAAAAGAGTAAGTGATTATGAAAACCTTATAGATTTTAAAACAGAACTATCATCAATTAATGATAACGTTTCGGAGTTTAAAATGCACCAAACAAATTCAGTGAATGAAATTGAGGGGAGCTTTACGGAACTAACTGACCGTGGTATTAGTTTAGCGACAGCTAAAAAGTATAATGTAAAAGCGGTGAGAAATACAAAAGGAGAAATAGTTAAACACTTCTATCCGTACTGTGTAGCAACGGAAGTAACTAGTTATAAAGTAAGAGAACCTGCTAAACATTTTACGTGGCGTGGTAACTCACAGGGTACTGGTCTTTTTGGGCAGTCTATATTCAAAGACTCTGGAAAGTACATAACGCTTGTTGAAGGTGAGTGCGATGCGATGGCGGCTTACGAATTAATGGGGTCCAAGTGGCCTGTAGTAAGTATTAAAAGCGGGGCGGCGGGTGCAGCTAGGGATATTAAAAACTCAATAGAATTTCTTGAGGGTTACGAAAACATTATTATTAATTTTGATAATGATAAAGTAGGAAGGGATGCAGCCAAACAAGTAGCGATGCTCCTGACTCCGGGTAAGGCTAAGATTCTATCAATGCCTGATGACTTTAAAGACCCTAATGAAATGCTCAAGGCTGGACGCGCTCAAGCCTACGTTGATTCTTGGTGGAGCGCCAAACTTTATACACCTTCAGGCGTTCTTAATATATCAGAACAGAAAGATAATTTTAATAATCGTGAGCTACTCGATAGTGTGCCTTATCCTTGGGCTGGACTCAATGATAAGCTCTATGGGTTGCGGCGTGGTGAGTTAGTAACTCTCACTGGAGGTACAGGACTCGGTAAGTCTAGTGTCACTAGAGAAATAGAGCATTGGTTAATCACTCACACTAAAGATAACGTAGGTATCATCGCTCTTGAGGAAGATTGGAGGCGTACTGTTGATGGGATTCTATCCATCGAGGCCAACGCAAGATTATATATTGACCAAGTACGAGAAAACTATAGTGAGGAACAACTTAGTCAACTCTTTTCTAAGGTCTATGAAGGTGAGAACAAAGACCGCCTATGGATTCATAGTCACTTTGGTATCACCGACATTGACGAAATATTTAGTAAGCTTAGATTCTTAATCGTAGGGTGTGGGTGTAAGTGGGTAGTCATTGACCACCTACACATGCTAGTTAGTTCAATGGTGGAGGGCGATGAACGTCGAGCTATTGATAATATTATGACGAGGCTTCGTAGCATCGTCGAAGAGACAGGTGTAGGTTTAATACTCGTGAGTCACTTACGCAGAGTAGAGGGCAACAGAGGCCACGAGAATGGCGTCACTGTAAGTCTATCACATCTACGTGGGTCACAAAGTATTGCACAACTATCCGATTGTGTGATAGCATTGGAGCGTGACCAACAATCCGATGACCCACAAGAGGCTAACACAACACACATGCGAGTATTAAAATCTAGATACACTGGTGATGTAGGAATGGCAACACATTTAGTTTATGATAAAGACACAGGGAGGTTACGCGAAACGTTCATTACTAATGATGAAGAGGTGTTGCTGTGAAATCTTTAGTTTTTGATATTGAAACAAACGGACTACAACCTACAAAAATATTCTGTTTATCTGTTTTAGATATTGACACGCAAGAGCAGCTCAACTTTCCGCTAAGTAAAATTGACGAGGGTATAGAGCTTCTTGTAAGTGCTGACAAACTTATAGGGCATAACATAATTGGGTTTGACATACCAGTTATTGAGCGTCTATGTGGTTGTTATCTTTCAGATAAGAAACTTATAGATACTCTGGTGCTGTCAAGATTATTTAATCCAATCAGACCGTCGCATGGGTTAAAGGCTTGGGGAAATACACTTGGGTTTCCCAAAATAGAATTTGATGATTACAGTAGGTACTCCGAAGGTATGCTAAAGTATTGCGCTCAGGATGTGTTTGTAAATTATAAAGTTTATCAAGAGTTGAAGCGTGAAAGTAGAGGCTTCACATTAGAAAGTGTCAACCTCGAAACGGAGACTTACAAACTAACCTGTGAGCAGCAAGACTATGGCTTTACTTTAGATAAGAAAGCTACACAAAGTTTATTAACTTACTGTAAGAAAGAACTTATAAAAGCTGAAGAGGAAGTACATAAAACTTTTAAACCTAAAGTAATTAAAAGACCTATGCTGCCTCAGTACACAGACCAAGGAGTTTTAAGAAAACTAGGTGTTGATACAGTTGGGAAACAAGTAAGGCTTACTCAGCAAGAGTATACCTGTCTGTCTAATGGTTCCCAACAGGTAGTAAGGACTACAGAAGAACCTTTTAAACTAGGGTCACGCCAACAGATAGGACAATATCTACAGGAGTTTGGATGGGAACCTAAGCACTTCACACCTACGGGTCAACCTAAGATTGATGAAACAATTTTAAGTACAGTTAAAGATATACCGGAAGCTGCTGTTATTGCTAGGTATTTAATGCTACAAAAAAGAACAGCCCAAGTAAAATCTTGGTTATCCTTTTTGAAACGTGGCAGGGTTCACGGCTCGGTTATATCTAATGGTACAATCACCGGAAGAATGTCTCACCGTGACCCCAACGTGGCACAAGTACCAAGCGTTAACTCACCATACGGCAAGGAGTGCCGTGCTTGCTGGACAGTACCACGAGGTTATAAGTTAGTAGGTATTGATGCAAGTGGATTAGAACTTAGAATGCTGGCACACTACCTTAACGATAAGGAGTTTATTAATGACATACTCAACGGAGACATCCACGCAGCTAATCAAGCTAGGGCGGGACTTCAATCTAGAAATCAGGCAAAAACTTTCATCTATGCCTTCCTTTACGGAGCTGGAGATGCTAAAATTGGAAGCGTGGTTGGTGGAAACAAGGCAGCAGGTAAACGAATTAAGCAATCTTTTCTTAGTAATTTCCCAACACTTAAATATCTTAGGGATAGAATCACAAGAGAAGCTGGAAAAAATAAATTCATCAAAGCATTAGATGGGCGTAAGATATTTATTCGAAGCGAACACGCAGCATTAAATTCTTTGTTACAAGGGGCTGGCTCTATCGTAATGAAACGAGCCTTAATAATTTTAAATGATTCCCTGAAGTCTAGTAGTATTGATGCTCATGTAGTAGCTAACATTCACGATGAGTGGCAGGTAGAAACTTGGCATGAAGATGTGGATAAGCTTGGCGAGATAGCAGTAGATGCAATACGTCAAGCTGGAGACTACTATAAACTTAACTGTCCATTAGACGCACAATATAAAGTAGGAGAAAACTGGAGTGAAACCCATTAAAGCAGATAGAAAAAAGTTTGACTTAGATTTACAGTACGGCGAAATAAGAGAAGATAAGATACGAGATATGCTTGAGAACAAAAAGATAGAGGTTAAATCTGAAAGAGATATGTGGATGAAGACGGGTAACATTTGTATCGAGTACGAAAGTTACGGCAAACCTTCAGGCATTAAAGCTACGGAGGCTGACTACTGGTTTCATAATCTTTGTGTTGGCGATGTAGAGTTTTGTACGTTGGTGTTTGATACTAAGATGTTGAAGAAAATTGTCAACGAACTAGACACTTTTAAAACTGTGTCAGGAGGGGACAACAAAGCCAGCCGAATGTTTCTAGTTAACTTACAAAAACTATTCTCAAGTGATGTTATTAAAGCGTTCAAGGAGACTTTAAAATGAAAGAACTATCTACACTCGTTGATGATGTATATGAAACTGTCGCTTCTATTACAGGAGGACAGGAAATACCGGAGGAACTTTTAGATGAGCTTGGGGATAAAATTAAACAAACTATTAAGACTTGGGCAACGCCACAGAATCGAAATAAATTCACGTTAAGAATGTCTAACATTGGAAGACCAGCTAGACAACTATACTACAGTAAGCAGCAAACACGGGAGATAACCCACTCTCCTGAAACACAAATAAAATTCCTGTATGGACATCTACTTGAAGACATACTCATTTTCTTTGTTAAACTTTCGGGACACGAGGTGACTGACGAACAGAAAGAAGTGACGGTCAACGGCATCAAGGGACATATGGATTGTAAGATTGATGGTGAAGTTATAGATATTAAAACAGCTTCTAATTTTGGCTTCAAGAAATTTAAAAACAAAACGTTAAGAGACGATGACCCATTTGGTTATCTTAGCCAGCTTGCAGGGTATGAAGGAGCTGAGGGAACTACGAATGGGGGCTTTCTTGCAATGAACAAAGAATCAGGAGAGCTGGCGCTGCTTCAACCAGAAGAACTAGACAAGCCAAACATTAAAAGTCTTATCTCTAGATTGGTAGAGGTTCTAGTTAATTTTAATGAACCTCCAGAGAAGTGTTACAAACCTGTAGCGGCTGGTGTGAAAGGAAACATGAAACTTCCTTTCGGTTGTGTTTATTGCTCACATAAAATAGAATGTAACAAAGATACTAACGATGGTAAAGGTCTTAGAATGTTTAAGTATGCTAAAGGTATAGAATATTTAACTAGTGTAGCGACGCTCCCAAAAGTTGAAGAGGTTACACCTTGAGAAAAAGAATAGTTAAAAGAATAAACAAGAAAGTAGATAGCTTATTGCTTGAGTGGTTAAAAACTTTAGTCTCCGAAGAAGAGGCTAAGAATATCACACCCTCTAAACTAAAAACTTTACTCCCTAAAGATAGATATTTTGTAGCGAAAAGAACTTACTATTTATCTTTCTACACACAGCGTTGGGCTAAACAAAACATCAAGAAATTACTTAAGAAAGGAAAAATTTTAGATGCTATTACATTGGAGGATTTAAAATGGTTAATGACAAAGAGGAAGAACACCCTATCGAGCATATCGTAGCTCTTTTTGCAGCGAACTTTAAACTGAAGAGACAGCAATTTAGTTTAGAAGAATTACTTTTCTTACACGAGGCTACTATGGAGGCTATAAATGGCAGAGAACATGAAGTATTACGAGATTCTGGAAGCGTATTACATTAACGAAGTATCATGAAACGTAAACCCAGAGTTAAGCGCCCTCGTCAAGAGCGTGTACAGGGTTACGACAGCGCATGGGAATACACCTTGCACGACACACTTCTTAAAGATTGGGAACACCACACGGAGAAAGTAAATTACGTGGTAGAACATTTCTATGAAC